ATACTCACTGGCGGCTTTCCCTGCCAGGACTTATCTCTTGCCGGTAAACGCGCCGGACTCAAGGAAGGAACACGCAGTGGACTCTGGAGTGCATTTGCCGACGCAATCGAACAGCTCACCCCCCCGTCATCATTATCGAGAACGTCAGAGGACTTCTTTCAGCCACAGCCCACAGCGATGTGGAACCATGCCCGTGGTTTTTGGGAGACGACTCAGGTGAACCTTCTTTG